GGTCGAGGCGGGCCGCCTGGGCCGTGAACGGCGCTCACTCGAAGGTGCTGGGCCGGCTGGAGCCGCGCTGGGAGGTCCGCCGATCTGGCCAGGTGCACCGGCGCGCCGCTTTTGAGGGGTTCGCTGATAACGCGATCACGTCCTTCAGCGGGACTGTCGTCGCCACCGCCAGTAACAAGGCAGAAGGCGGCAAGAACAGGCTGGTGATGGCGTGTGATTCCATATCGTACGCTGCTTTTTCGCACCTCTTGGCTCCCGTCGAACGCGTATGGCGAGGCGAACGGGCCATCCTGGATCCCGGGAAAGGAGGGCGAGTCGGATCAAGTGGCAGGGTGCGCGACCTGATGCGCCGCTACGGATTCAACCTGGCCGCCGATTTCGACAAATTCGACCACCAACATTCGTTGGCATCTCTGTCGGCAGTGGTCGAAGAGCTAGTCAGATACACGGGGTACCCCCCAGAGCTGGGAGTCAAGCTAGCCGGCAGCTTCATGAACATACTGGTCTACGCCGAAGGTGATCGCCTCGGCAAGGCCCGCTTTGGCTTGATGTCCGGTCACCGCGGGACGATGTTCCTGAACACGGTGCTCAACCTCGCCTACGTGCTGGTGGCAGTGCCAGACTTCCTCGGGAGGGCTGGCAGCCTGCACAACGGGGACGACATCGCAATCAGCACGCGGGACGTGGCACTCGTCCCCGAGCTCCTGGCAGCGCTGCGAGCACTGGGTCTGAAGCTCAACCCAGTGAAGCAGTCATGCGGATGGACCATGCTTGAGTTCCTGCGTCTGTCGACCAGTGAGTACCAAGGCAGCGGCTACGTGGCCCGCGCCGTGTTCGCCTTCGTGTGTGGGAATTGGACGACCGAAACAGAGCTAACGCCAAACGAGTACCTCATGGGCGCCGTCAACTCCGTCCGGTCGATCATCAACCGGGTGGGCGGCGATTGCGGCTTCGCTAGCCTGCTCAGCACCGCCCTGAACCACAAGGTGAGGCTAGGCAAGAAACTGG